GTCAGGGTAAGGTTGAGCGTCTCTTACTCTACTACGGGCGGTTCTTTCAGTCAGCGGTTCAGAGAATTTTATCTGTGAAATTTCTGACTTGGAAATACCTGTTGTTTCAGTTCTCTCTCCTATTTGTGCACCGGAGACGTCAACTGGTGACATGGTGCTTGTATCTTGTAAAGAAGCGACAGGTTTCAAACCATTGTGCCATAGTTCTGTCAAGCTATAACACGGAATATTGTGGTTGGCTACCACACGAGCAGGCGTCGACCATTTGGGTTTATAGTCCCCCACGACTGTAGTTTGTTTTTAAATATGGGTCAGTTCAAAAGTACCGTGATTCAGGTACTTGTCCCCAATTATTTTTTCCATCACTTCACTCCAGTGTTGGGACCATTTTCCAGTTTTAAAAGTCAATTTCTTTTCTCTATAAACTGGATACATGGCCTTTGTATATTTATTAAAAAAGGTTTTTCCTTTGACTACAGCTTCATAGTGAGCACAGTCAACGATACTTTGCATCACTTCGTGAGGTGTAACCTCTGAAGAATCTTTTAGCCAATGCATCATTTTTGCAAATGAAGCATCTTCTAGTCTACCAATCCATATGTTGCGTATGTTTCTAAATTCTCTCGAAATGAAACCAACTTTCTCTATACTCCCATACCATGTGCCATGGTCTACCTTTGTAATGCCTGTTATGGTCATTACAAAAACCGTATTCACAGTCGTGGCCCATTGTTCTGGTGTTATAATACTTCGAACCTCTTTAGCAGCTGAAATTACATGGTCGTCACCAAAAGTTTTAATACAAACGTCACTTACCATGCCAATATCGTTGTACCCATAATTAGTAATTATGTGAACCAACAAACTGGCTTTTCTTGTAACTAGACAACAATAGTCATTTATGAAACAAGTCAGAAATTGGCCAGAAGTATTAACAACTGGTGTTTTATAAACACACCTGCCAATAATTAAAAGTGGACTCATAACTGATTTCAAAAGACAGTCAACCATATTCCGATGTTCTGGCTCGAGTTCATAAGAATTATTCAAATATGTACACAGCAACTCATAACAAATTGCCGGTATAGTTATATCCATTTTTGAAAAGTCTCCATCTAAAAAGTCTTTGTATTTCAAGAGATGTCTTGCCATACTGTCCCAATTTAATGAAATAGGATTTATACCAACACATGAACTGTTAATTCCGGCATCTTGTATCATATTAGATATGAGACCTCCAAATACCATTCTCATCACTATGAGTATCGATAACTCATACACAAAGAAAGGTCTTTTTACTTCCTTAGTGAAAGGTAAA